TATATCAATATTGGGATACTATAAATAAAGTATTAAGAGCTTATCTTGCAATCGCTTGTTTTGTTTTAATAATTATAACATCGGGAGGTATATATGGATTCTTATCTGGGGCTTATCAATCAACGGCAACTCAATCTGAGTTATTAGATAAGTCGTTGATGATCTTAAATCAAAAACAAATTAGATTTCAAGAAACTAAAGAAGACTTAAATATTGAAAAACAGGGACTAACTAAATCAATATCAGATTTACGAATTGCATTATCAAATCCAGCTCAGGTACAATACGTTGATAAACAATCAGGACAATTAATTACTACGTCATCTAGTTCAGCAAGACGAGCATTACAATCAGAATTAAAAACTACAATCACAGAAAGAGATGGTATTAATATTAAAATAGAAGCTATAATGGATTCTATTAATAAAACTGATATGGCATTGTTAGATAAAGAAGTATCAAATGAAGCTGAGAGTGAATTAGGTCCATTAAAATATCTTGCAGAAACAACTGGGCAACCTATGAACAAGGTTGTTAACTGGTTCCTATTACTTATTATATTTGTATTTGATCCATTAGCAATAGCACTTGTAGTAGCAGCTAATATGGCATTCAACCAAATAAGAAAACCAGAAGATCCTACAGAAGATTATTTTAAAAAAAGAAATGAACATCTGAATAAGGTAGTAATGTCTGTACCAGAAGGAAAAGAATTTAATAGACCGTATACTATTCCAAAGTCAATGACTCATCCTAAAAAATCTAAAAAGATTGGATTAGATGTTCTTGTTGATATATTAGAAGAAGAAGAAAAAGAAGAAACGTTTAACAATATTCCAGAAGACGTAAAAGATAAAGAGGATCAGCTAATGCTAGAATCGGAAGCTCGTATGAATATTATAGGCCAGAACGGTAATGATGGATTACATTATGATCAAGAAGAAATGATCAAAAAGAATGAAGAAATATTAGCAACACCTAAAGAAGATATTTATCAAGAAAAGGAAGAAACTGCTGAGGACAGAAAAAAACGATTAGAAGATGAATATGCACGTAAAAAGAATTGGGGAACAAAAGGTTAACAATAAAAATAAATAAAATGGCAAAGAAAAAAGTTACAACAAAATTTAAAACTCGTAAGCGTAATAACATTACATATATGATATGTAGGAATAGTATTGAAGATCAAAACTATTGGGGATGGCAGATATTATCTAAATTTCCTAGATGTAACGAATGGTCAGAAGTTAATATTGGTACTACTGCAGTATTATGTCATCGATGTGTTAACAAAACAGTCGGACCTCCTGAGACAAGAGGTGGATATAAATCAACAGGAAGGATACGTGGTTGGCAATTTATGAAAGAGTTTGTAGATAAAGATGGTAACGTATTTCATAAAGGTAAAGAACAACCAAAATTAAAAGGAACATTAAAGCCAACAGAACCTAAACCAGCAAAGAAAAAATTATCTAAATTAGAAAAAAGTGCATTACGAGATAAAATTTTAGAGCAGATGGTAATGGTAAGAGGTAATCTTAAAACAGCAAAATTTAAAAAAGATGTTAGAGCTGGTCATGTAACAATGAGGAGATTAGAACGTCAATTAAAAAAGCTTTAATACATTTGGTTTTACGAGAAAAAATTGTTATATTATATTTAATATGAGTATATATGAAGAAAGGCCTGAAAAGCCAATACCTAATAAGCAGGTAATACAAGAAGATGATTTTGAAATTAATCCATACATTGATTTAACAGATGTGTTAAACTCATATGTAGATTTTGATGATTCAGTAATTTATTTTAATGAAGATATTGGTGAACGCACAATTGTTGATTTAATGATTAGATTTAGATCATTATTAAAATACAGGGATTCAGAAGATTATAAAGGTAATATTGAAAAACCTATTAATCTTGTACTAAACAGTCCTGGTGGTGAAATTCATGAGATGATGGGACTAGTAGATTATATTGACTCATTAAAACAACCTGTTAATATAATTGTCCGTGGTAAAGCTTTTTCAGCAGCCGCAGTTGTATTAGCAAGTACAACCGGACAAAGAATGATGAGTGTTAACTCAACTATTATGTTCCATCAACCTAGATCAATGATGGAAGGAAAATTAACTGATGTGGTGGCTACAATTGATTATGTAAATAAAATAGAACAATCAGTTTATAGTTTATTAGCAGCTAGATCAAATAAAGATGCAATTTGGTGGAAAGATAATATGCGATCTGATTTATATTTATCTGCAGATGAGGCAAAGGAAATAGGTGTAATTGATATTGTAATATGATGAAATCTATAATACATAAAAACCCTAGAACATTAACTCCTAACCAACTTAAATGGATTAAAAGATATACTATTAAGTCTGGAGATGATGAAGAATTTTTAGAACCACCTAATGATTATCATGAAGTATTTGAATGGGATAATGGATGGATTGATTATACTGTAGATGATGAAATATTTTGGATTTGGACAATGTATTCAAATAAACCAGATACAAATTTAGGAATGGTTGAAGCATTTGAAATTGCAGTTGAGTTAGCAAAGAAGCGTAAGTGTACTGCAATTGAATGGGATACAAGTAGACCAACTAATGCATGGAAACGGCTTGCAAAAAATATAGGAACAATAGAAGTAGTAACAAAACAATTAAGAATTAACATATGAAAATACCAGCAGAAATAATTGTAGACAATTGGAACGAGTTATTAAGAGTTATTGATGATAACTTTGAAGGCGAAAGAAAGGACAAACTAAAAGCAATGTATACAGATCTAGAAGATAGAATGTGTATGCAACCTGCTTCAAGCATTGATCATTATCATAACGCATTTGAAGGTGGATATGTAGACCATGTATTGCGAGTTATTAAATGTGCTAAACAAGTATACATGTTATGGAAATCAATGGGATCTGATTGTGATGGATATACAATGGAAGAATTGGTCTTTGTTGCATTAAATCATGATATTGGTAAGATGGGGTTTCCTGGAGAAGGAAATGAAACATATATTCCAAATGATTCAGAATGGCATAGAAAGAATATGGGAAGGATGTATAAGGTCAATCCTAACAATCAATTTACATTAGTAAATGATTTATCAATTTGGTTATTACAACATTATGGTATTGAAATTACTTGGAATGAGATGTTAGGCATTAAATTAACAGATGGTTTATATGATGAAAATAATAAACCTTATTTCATGTCTAGAACAGCCGATTCAAAACTAAAAACTAATTTAGGATATGTAATGCACCAAGCAGATTGCATGGCAGCAAGAATAGAATATGAAATGTGGGCTAAGTCAAAACCAAATACTATACCATCAACACCTGTTAATCAGTCATATGGTAAAAAGGCAAGAGCAAAAAAATTAGGAGCAATAGCAGAAAATAGTCAAGCAACTGCAACATTAAAAATGTTTGATGATTTATTTGGAGATAAGAAATGATAACAACAATTATAGTAATATCAGTAATATTAGCAGTATCATTATTTGTTAATATAAACCAGTTAAGAAAACAAGAAGAATTTACAAATTATATTGAAGAATTAGAAAAGTCAAATTTAGATTATTATAATTTCTTTGATGGATTAAAAACAAAAATTAATCAAGCCAACTCTGAAATTAGAAACGCAGATCGAATGGGAGCATTTGAATCATCAGACGAAGTAGGCACATCCTTTAAAATTATTAAAGAAGTAATGGATGACCTAAATCGTGGAGTTAACTAATGAATGAAGAAACACAAGAAGAGTCAGTTAAAGAATTTTTTGGAGCAGATCAGTTTTATATTTGGTTAGAAGAAGATAAGGCACGTATTGAATATGAAGCCACATTACCAAAAGTAAAAAAGCGTGGAAGAAAGCGAACTAAAAAATTATACTTTGATTATATTAATGAAAAAGCAATTGTTGCATATAATCAAGAAACAGAACAATATAAGCGTGATAAATTGTATCGAGAATATATAAACTATCCATTTAATAAGCTTGTAGAAAATATGATACATACATTTAAGTTTTATTATTTTGATGTACCATATGCAGATGTTAAAGCAGAGGTAGTTGCATTCTTAAATGAAAAGATACATAAATTTACAGAAGGTAAAGGAAAGGCATTTTCATATTTTAGTATTATTGCAAAAAATTATTTAATTATAGCAAATAATGCTAATTATGCAAAAATGAAAGCAAAGGCTGATATATCAGTCATTGATGAACAGCGTGATTTAGGAGGAGAAGCTTCTTATACAGATTTTCAAGAAGTATTAAGAGATTTTACAGATCAATTTGTTGAATACTATGATAATAATCTAAATACTATATTCACAAATAAACGTGATATTATAGTAGCAGATTCATTATTAGAATTATTTCGTATTAGACAAAATATAGAAAACTTTAATAAAAAAGCTCTTTATATTCTTATACGAGAAAGAACAGGTCTAAAAACTCAAAATATTACCAAAGTTGTTAACAAACTTAAAAAAGATTTTGGTTTAATGTTTAAAGAATATCAAAGAACAGGTCATTTCTTAAGACCAAAATCATAACTCTTTATATTTATAATAAAGGGTTTAGACATGCACGAAGAATTCGAACTATTTAAAGGAACATCATTTTCAGACTTAATGAAAGATATCTATCACAATTCTAAAAAGAAGGATAGACAAATAAATACATTAATTCAAGAATTACAACCATTAATTAAAAATATAGGCGACGCAACAGTAATTGTACCGTTAATAAAAGAATATCTAGATGTATCAGTTAAGAATGATGAACATTTAGTTAAACTTGCAGCTGTAGTACAAAGATTAGTTGGTTCATCAAAATCTGATTCAGGAGATGAGTTTGGTATGAGTGAAGAAGAAAAGGCTAGGTTACTACAAACGGCTCAGGAAGAATTAGATGCTATACATGCAGAACAAGATAATATTAGTTTGGGAAGTAAACAATGAGTAAAATTTTAGAAGTAATTGATACTACTAATGCGTATACATCTGAACCAAAAGATGAAGAGGGTGAAAAATTACCATTAGGTGCAGTTAAAGTACGATCAGCTGGTGGTGGTGGTAAAAAGAATACTAATGATGAATGGGCTATACCATTAGGACCAGTAAAACGTATTCCATTAGTAGGTGAACATATTATGACATTTAGAGGACCATCATGGTCAGCTGATCCAGGAAATACTCCACAAAGAGCATATTATTTAACATCATGTAATGTACAGGATAATTTAAATCTAGGAATTTTACCACAAACATTTTTAAGAGGAAAAGATCAACCAACAGGCCAATTAGGCGAGTTTTTAAATTCATTAGGTAATCCACAAAAAGAATCTGCATTAGATCCGTTCATGGGAGAGACATTTCAAGAACGTGAAACAATAAAGCCAATGCAACCATATGAAGGAGATACTATTATAGAAGGAAGATGGGGCCAGACAATCAGATTTGGATCAACAGTAGAAGATAGTCCACATCCGGATGCAATCAAAGGAAAAGATGTTTATGAGATAAAGGCATGTGCAGATTGGGAAGGTGGAATCTTTGGAGCTGGTTCACCAATTACGTTTATTACAAATGGACATTTTCCAATACCAGGAACAAATAAATATTCAAAAGAAAGTTTTGAATTAGACCAATCTACAATTTGTATGACATCCGGCCAAAAATTAAAAACATTTGAAACAGCTCAACCAAACCTAGGTACAGGTGTACCAAGATCAAACAAGGCTGATAGTAGCCAAGTTGTTATATCATCAGACAGATTAGTATTTAATGCCAAAAAAGAATTCTTAATATTAGCAGCAAAACAATCAGTACAAGTTGCAACACCGGATTGGGCAGCTGACATGAATGAAGTGTTATCAATTATGGACGAATTTTTAAAAGTTATGCAACAAATCACTAGTGGAGCATCTGCATATCCAACCGCACCAGGATTAGGAAATGGTCCAACACTAGCCAATCCAGCTGCTGGTGATATAGCAGCATTAGTATCACGAATGTCACAATTAAAACAATAGGAGAATAATATGCCATTAATATTACCAAATTTAGAAACTGATATCAAAAAAGCATTTAAGGCCGCAAGTAATGCAAACGGTCCAGCCGCAGAAGCAATTCTTGCTAAACAGTTGGCAATTGCAATAGACAAATATATAAAATCAGGTATAGTTACTACAGCCGTAACAACTACTGGTGGCTCTGGTGCTGGAGTTGGAGCAATCACGTAAAAAACCGCCAACATTTAGTATACCTTGATATTTATATTAAATAAGAATAGATAGGAGTATACTATGGACACAAAAAGTTTTGTAAAAATTTTACGTAAAGTGGTTCGAGAAGAAGTTCGTACCGCAGTTAAAGATATTTTAGGCGAACAAACAGTTTCGCATAAAAAGGTTATTAATCATGGATTATCATTACAAGGAATGGTAGAACAACAAGAACATCCATACAAATCAAAAGTACGTAAGAAAAAAACATTTTCTAAAAATAAAATGTTAGATGATATATTAAATGAAACTGCGGCTACTGCAGATTTTGGAAACATGCAACAAGGACCGCCAGTTTCCATGATGGAAGATATGATGACAACTAATGATGTATCTAATTTTGGATCAATGATGAATTCTTCAAGAGGAATTGATACGATACCAACAACAGATGTAGAAGGTCGACCTGTTAATACAGCTGAATTACCAGAACATCTTACATCTGCATTAACAAAAGATTATTCAGCAGTTATGAAAGCAATTGATAAAAAGAAAGGCGTTAGATAATGGCCCAACAAGAATATAGATATCATCCATTAGATTTTGAACCTGATGTGGCAGTCGGAGTATTATTACCATTTAATGGTAATGCTCCAGGTCGTACATTCAATCAAAATTATGCATCTGGATCACAGGGTGGTGCATCTGTATTTGCGCAATCATATAGCACAGAAGAACAAGCTGTATCAAATTTAAAAAATTTATTGTTAACAAGAAAAGGCGAAAGATTTATGCAGCCAGATTTTGGAACGCAGATAGTTGATAGTTTATTTGAACAAAGTACAGTTGATTTAGAAAGATCAATAGAAGATGGATTAAATGAAGATATTGCAACTTGGTTGCCTTATATTATTCTAGATAATATTATTGTAGATCGTAGAATTGACCAACATGCATTAGATATTTCATTGCATTTCAGAGTAACTGAGAATGGAGCAAATCAGGTAATTAAATTATTAATAGATGAAAATGGTGTTCAAACAAATACCAATTATTAACATAGGTAGAGTAATATGGCAGACTTAGTAAAAAAAGATGTAAAATATTTAAATAAAGATTTTGCGCAGTTTCGTAGAAATCTAGTAAACTTTACAAAAACATATTTTCCAAATACATATAATGATTTTAATGAATCATCACCAGGAATGATGTTTTTGGAAATGTCTGCATATGTTGGAGATGTATTATCATTTTATACAGATGCCCAATCTAGAGAATCATTTCTTACAACTGCAGAAGAAAGGTATAATTTATATCAATTAGCTGCAATGAGTGGATTAAAGCCAAAAACATTAACTCCTGCAACAGTAAAATTAGATGCATATCAATTAGTACCTGCAATTGGTACTGGAGTAAATGCTAAACCAGATATGAGATATGCAGTAACAGTTAAATCAAATGCAGTAATAGCTACCGAATCAGATATAAAATTTAGAACATTAGATTCAGTAGATTTTAAATTTACTAGTTCAGTTGATAGCACAGACGTAACAGTTTATGAATTAGATGATAGTGGAAATGTTACATATTACTTACTTAAAAAACAAGTAGATGCAGTTTCAGGAGAAATAAAAACTAAAGAATATTCTTTTAGTGATCCAAAAATATATGATAAAATTGTACTACCAAAAGAAGATACAAATGTATTAGAAATTGTTGAAATAAGAAATGAAAATAATCAGTT